TCGGGAATGAGTGGCCGCAATCCGAATGGTTGCCGCCCCACGTTCCGAGCTGACGGTGCTCGCAAACGCCGCGCCCGGATCCTTGGGCGGCGCCGTCGGACAGCGCGACGATCGGAATCCCGAATACTGCGGCCTCTTCCGCGACCCAGGCTGCGCAGTTCTCGACCATTGCGTCGTGTTTGGCCCATTCGCCGGCGCTCCAGGCCGCGAACGCGCAGAGCTCGGCGCTGACACATACGGGGTTCGCGTTGCCTTGGGTCCATGCTTTTTGTCCGCGCTGCACATACGTCGCGATCGTGCCGAACGTGTCGTCGATACCCACATGGCTCGAGACATTGTTCGCGGGATTCTGAAAGTACGCGCCGAGCGATTCGATCGTTGTCGCACCTTCCGCGGTGTGAATGACGATGAGACGCACGGTCGCGCCCGCGCGCGAGCTATAGCACGGCGACGGGATGCTAATCCGTTTCAGGGTCACTGTCGCCGCCCTCGTTGTGGGTCTGCTGTTCAACCGCGGGTTCGGGCGCGGGTTCGGGTTCCTGGAACGACGATTCGTCCTCTGCGGGTTCGGGTGTTTGCTGTTCAGCCATGCTGTTCCTTTCTTAGAAGCCCCATATCGAGAAGATGAACGTGCAGTCCGCCGATGCTCCGCTCGGGACATTCCAGGCGCGTAGGTCGATTGACGTGTAGGACACTGCGAACGTGGTAAAGGCGATTGGTGTGCCGCCCTGCGCGATCGCGGTGACAAGGGGCACCGGCACATTGAGCCCTACGGTAGGCGTAATCACGTATTCGCCGGTCGCGGGATGCGTGGCCGACCAGTCACCCGATCCCGCATACCAGGTCGTGCCGTCAGGGTTGATGGCGCCCCACCGCGGCATCGATATCGGGCGCCATGTTGCGCCGTCGTCGTAGAACAGGACACGAGTGTCGGTCGCGAAGTAGTAGCGGCCCTGAACGCCGGCGGCGGGCCGTGTCGCGGCAGTGCCCTGCTGGAATGTTGCGGTGATCGGGTCGAGCGCTTCGGCGAGCGCCTGAATGTCAGCGGGCACGGTCGCCGGGTCGCCGGGCGCGGGGTACGGGAGGTTTAGGCGCGGTGTGGGCATTAGGCGGCCTCGCTAGCTTGTGTGGCGGCGGCGGCGATTGCGCCGACCGCGATTATGCTCGTGCCGGCGGCGATACAAACGGCACCCTCGCCGACCGCGGGTATGTAGCTTTTGAGTCGTGCGATCGTGACCATTGTCCCGTCCTGGTCGATCGTGACGGTGCCGGCGTCCGGGATGCTTGCGACCGGCGCGACGAACAACCGCAACGCTCCGGGGCGGTGGAGTTGTTCGCGCAGCACGTACGACAGGGTGCGGGTGTAGGGGACGCTCATACGAGCACCGCGTCGGCGAGCTCGTCGAGCGCGGGCCCGCCACGGTAGAGGCGCGGCGCGCGCGTCGGCGCGGTCGGCGCGACGCCGAGAAGATGACTCGATGTCGTGAGCTGTAGCGGTCCCGTCGGGTCGAGGCCGATGGTCGTCGAGTTGACGGTTTGTTGTTCCGTGCGGCCGTCGGCGAACACGAGCTGAATGATGTCGCCAGGCTCGAGCGCGGGGTTCGGGAGCGACCGCAGCGTGATCGTGCGTTGCAGGCCGAGACGGAGGTTGAGAAGCGACCTTGCGGTCGCGTCGGCTTGCGCCTGCGAAGTGACGGTCGTCGACTCCGCAACGAGCGCGACCTTGCCGAACGGGCCGCCCCATCGTGTTGGCGCCGTCGGGTCGTCATAGGTCGCGAGCGAATAGTAGGCGGCGGTCGCGGCGTCGGCTTGGCCGCGCACGATGACGCCGTTGCGGACGCTCGAGCGGTCGAGCGTCTCCTCCGCGGCGAGCATGCTGCCGCGGTCGCCGGCGTCGACGATCCACGCGACCGTGCCGCCCGAGCTCCGCGGGCGGATCACGAAATCGCCGGCGTTATCGAACAACGCTTCGGCGCTGACGCTCGCCGCGAGGTCGGTGAGCGCGCCGGCGCGGTCGTCGAGGTACGCAGTCGTTTTACCAATCACGGGCTCGCTCGCCGGGTCGGTCAGCACGTGGTACTGAATGGTCGTGCCGAACACTTGTTGCACGGCGGCGACGGCGGCGTCCGACGGGTGCATGCCGGCGGGCGCGAACGGGACCGTGAAGCTCTCGTCTTGTATTTGCGCCATCCGATCCGAGAGCGTGAGCGTCGCGGATCCTTGGAGTTCGCGCCATACGATCGCGTCGACGCGGAACCGTCCGAGCTGTACGCGCTCGACGGTGCCGTCGGCGTAGCGGATGCCGCGCTCGAGCGTCGCGTAGCCGCCGAACGGGAGCGACCGCACGAGATCGCGCACATCGGCGTCCTCGAGCGAGAACGCGATCTCGACGGTGCCTTGCCGGCGCACCCGCGCGTCCGAGTCGATCGTGACGCTACCGGACATAATGTCGACCGCGACGGGTGTCACGGGGTCGTCGGGGCGGTACACCGCGCCGGCGACCGATATTTGATGGCTCTCGCGGAGCGCCGCTAGGAATCGTGGGGTTACCGGGAGCATTAGATGTCGTCGGGTAGCCATGGTTCGATCGGCGAGGGTTGCGGCGCGTCGGGCCACGAGTACGCGAGCTCGTCATACGTGCCGACCGCGGCCGCGAGATCGGCATACGTCGCATACGTGTCGGCAACGTTCTGATAGGTGTTCGGCGGCCTCGGGACGTAGTAGGCGGGATCGGGCCGCTCAACTTGGGTCGCCGCGATCCGGAACCGCCGCTCGGGTCGTGCGCCGAGCGTCAGGAACCGTTCCTCAATGAATTGCGTCAGGCCCAGGTACATGTTGCCGATTCCGAGATCGGGCGCGCGGACGAGGATCGGGTAGCCGTTGCCGAGCATTGCGCGCATTTGGTCGCGCTCGTCGAGCGTGTCGGTGAGGACGACGAGCTCGCCTGACGGTGTGTACGCGGGCAGCGTCGTCAGCACGGGCGCGCGGCGGTTGAGTACGCGGTGGACGCCGGCGGCAAAGTCAAACGTGAGCGCCGTGAAGCTCTCGAGCGTCAGGACAAGACTATTCGTCGGGCGCGCGAGATCGACGAGCCATGATTCGCACTTGTCCCACGGGATCAGGAATGGTGCGGCGTCGGCGCGCTCGAGCTCGCCGCCCGTGTCGTATGCGATCGCGGTGTAGACGAGCTCGACGTCGAGCGGCGCCTCATAGTCGTGGACGATCGCGGTATCGCCGGCGACGGGTGCGCGTACCGCGCCGCGAACGCCGACGGTGCTGCCTGACGGGCTCTCGCGCTGCACGGTGTACGCGGTCGCCGCGGGCGGAATGCCGGCAACGGTCGCGATCGCCGCGGCGGACCGCTCGTCGAGCGCGACACTGATCGTCATGGGCATTATGCGCCGAGTCCCGCGAGCAGGGTTTGAGCGGTGCGGTTGTTGGCCGTGACGACTTCAGTGCGGACGATGCCGCGGAGCTCCTGATCGCCGATATAAACCCTGACTTGGATCGGCGCGCCGCCCGGGCCGAGCGGTACGACTGCCTCGGGCCCGCGTTCGCCGATAACGGCCATCGTCGGGCGCATCACGACACCGCCGGCGGCAAGATACGGAAGGTTCGGCAAGTCAATACCACCGAAGTGCACGTCCGGGATCGGGCCCGGAAGATTGATCGTGAACGCGCCGATCCGCAAAGCGTTCCAGGCGGAGATAACAGCGTTGATCGGCGCTTTGATCGCGTTCACGATGCTCTTGCCGATCCCTTGCACCGCGGCGGATAGGCCGTTCCAGATTGCCCTACCGACCGACCATCCCCAGTTGAATACTTCGTCGAGTTTGTTCCATAGGTAGCCGCCGATGCCGCCGACCGCGTGCCATACGGCGCCGACGGCGCCTTGAATGCCTTGGCCGATTCCCTTGACGATGTTCGCGCCGAGACCCCAACCCCAGTTGAAGATCTCCGAGAACTTGTTGTAGATGACGCCGCCAATGTTGCGGAGCGTGTTCCACGTGTTTTGTCCGATCGCGCCGATACCGGACGCGAGGCCCTTCGTGAGCGACACTCCGGTCGACCATCCTTGATTGAACGTGTCGCTCGCGGTGTTTTTGATCGTGTTCGCAACGCCCGTGAACGCGCTGCCGACCTTGCCGCCGACCTTGCCGACGGTGTCGCCGAGCGCCTTGACGACACCGTTGAATACGTTCCATGCGGCGTTGTAGATGTCGCCGGCGTGTTTCGCGATCTCGATCGGCACGGCCGCGAACGGGAACGCGACGATCGCGACGATGTCCCAGTGCTCTTTGACCCAGGCGAGCACATCGTTGATTGGGCCCTTGATCGCGGCGACGATCTCGTTGAAGTGTTTCGCGATCTCGATCGGGACCGCCGCGAACGGGAACACGATCAGCGCGACGATGTCCCAGTGTTGTTTGAGCCAGTCGACAATATCGTTGAAGTGCGTGACGAGCAGGATGACGGCGGCCGTCAGCGCGGCGACGATGCCGACGGCGATTAGGATCGGGACCGTGAACTCGGACGTCAGCACCGCGCTGACGGCGAGCGCAATGTTGAGCGCGACCATCGCGGCGGCGAGCGCGAGCACGCCGATCGTGACGGCCTTGGCGAGCGCCGGGTTCGCGGCGAACAACCGCGCGATCGTGCCAAGCGCCGGCGCGAGCGTTTGCACAATCGACCCGGCGAGGTTGTTGAAATTCTGTTTGAGGATATTCAATTGTCCCGGGAGCGTTTTGCCGGCGGCTTCGGCGCTGCCGCCGAACTCTTTTTGCAGCTCTTTGAGAATGACTTTTTGGGCGCCCATAACGTCGCCCGACTTGACCATTTGTTTGATCGCTTTTTTCTGGGCGTCGGTGAAGGTGACGCCGACGCGCGTCAAGGCGGTGAGGCCCTTTACGGGATCGTTGAGCGCTTTGCCGACGAGCACCGCCGACGACTGCATGTCCTTTCCCATTGCGACCGATAGGTCAAGCGTCGCCTGCGTCGCCTGATCGAATATCTTGTTGCCTTTACCCGCCTCGTTGCGAATGTTCGTGAACGTGAGCAGCATGTTTTCGCCGGACTGGATTACCTCGTCGTCGACGCCGCTTTTTTCGAGCAGGGAGCCGGCGAGATCCTGCACGTGCTGGGCGCTCACATGCGCCGCGGTGCCGGTGCTCTTGATAACGGCGTTCGTTTGCGCCGTCACCTTGGCCGCCTGCGTGTATTCCTCGATCCCGGTGTGAAGCGTGTAAACCAAGGCGCCAAGGCCCGCCGCGCCGGCGGCCGCGAGCGCCGCCTTGCCGAGACCCTTGAGTTTCGAGCTCGTCGACGTCGCCGAGCTCTCGGCCTCCCGGAATCCGCTCTTGAGTTTGTCGACCTGCGCGACAAACTCAACGATGACTTGAGGGTTCGCCACTAGCGTCTCGCTCTAGCTTTGCGTGCCTCGCGCGCCTCCGCGCGACGGTGCCGGTCGGCGAATTCCCAGAACGCGACGAACTCGTCGTAGCTCAGCGCGTCGACGTCCCTGGGGGTCATTCGCCAGAAAAGACAGAACTCGGCGAGGTTGGCGAGAGTGGCGGCGTCGTAGGGTCCGGCGCGTCGGGTTGCTCAAGGTCGATCAGCACGTCATCCATATCGGCGAGCTCGACCTCGCGGCCGTTGCGCCGCAACCGCAACCATGCGACGACCGTAAAGCGATCGTCGCTCTCGTCGTCCTGCAATATTTGGATCAACGAGCGCCCGTATGCGGCCTTGACGAGTTTCAGTTCGCGCGGCGTGAACTTGAGGCCCGCCGCGCCGCCGAGCGATACCTCGAGCGGGCCGATCCCTGCTATGCCGTTGTTGGAGGGTTGGGCCAATGGAAGCTCCGGATCTCTTGTTTGGTTGCGGTCGTGAGGTCGCGGTCGACGAGCTCGCCGGCGGCAAGCGCGATCGGGTACAGGTACCTTCCCTCGGGCACGTACGGGCGGCCGCGGGTGCCGCCGAACTCGATCCAGCCGGCGTACGGTGTGCGCTCGTCGCCGATACCGACCATCGACCCGTCGGCGTACGGGTCAGCGGTAACGCTCGCCGCGAGGCGGCCCGTCACCCGCGGCACGGTGGCGGCGACCATGCCGGCACGTTGCCGTGCGACGGCGAGGAGCTCTTTGTCGGCACGTTTCGAGATCGCGGCGAACAGCTCCGCGCTGCCGACGCGGAACTCGTCCCAGCCGACGATATTCACGCCGGCGCTCTCGGCCATCACGCGGCGACACTCGACGCCGAGCTCGAGCTCGCGCTGCCCGTGAGCATGGTGGGCGGCACGATGCTCTTGGTCGGCGTGCCGATGATGCCCCACTCGATCGGGATCTCCGAGACGGCGCCGGCGTCACCGTTGAGCGGCGGATACGGCCGCGGGTTCGCGAGACCCGACCATGCCGGGTTCGCGTCGCTGATTGGTTGGTTGCGGTCGGCGTACACTTCCCACGCGACGGGAACGCCGCCGGCGACGGCCGCGGACAACACTTCCTCGGTCGCGCCCACGTCAAATGACTGGTAGAGCGTGAGCGTAAGCGTCCACTTCGTCGTGCCCGCATAGTCCGTCGACCCGCACATTGTATCTACGGTCGTGACGTTCGTGTCGGGCGCGATCTCTACGTGTCCGGTGACGCAGGCGAGCTCTTTGAGGTTCGTGATCGTGCCGTCCGTCGAGATCTTGACGGAGGCGTTGCGCAGAATGATAGGAATCGGATCCGGGGGGGGCATCACCATAGTTGTTATCTAACCTCCGTTGACGTATATGGGGATCGTGAAGCTGAGTCGCGCAAGAAACATTGGGATCGCGTTCATATCGACGCGCACGGGTGTTTGCGCGTTCGTGAACGTCCACGGGTTGAGGTCGCCTTGGAGGCGGCCGATCACGTAGCTGACGAGCTCCTCGAGCTTCACGATGCCGGGTTCCGGTTCGATCCGGGCGGCGAAGCAGAGGACGTTGAGCGTCGCCGTTAGGAGGCCGCGGCCGCCGGCGACGCTCGCCGGCGCGAACCAGGGGTTCGCCCATTCGAGCATGAGCGCCGGCGGCGTCAGCGAATCGGTCGTCTCGACGATCGGCGGATCGGTCTCGGTGGCGGGTGCGAGCGCCGCGCCCGCCGCGGCCCGCGTGCCGGTGAGCGCGAGCGCCGGCATGCTCAGGCGACGCCGAATCGTTGCTTGTCAGGGATCAGCGCGAGCGCGTACCGCGCGAACCCGTTGCGCGGCGTGTGGATCGCGCCCGTGCCGTCATAGCCTAGAACGCCGAACGCGGCATCCGACGCTTTGAACCATTCGACGGCCCTGGGAATGTTGACGGCCGTCCACAGCGGGTTCCATGGTTGCGTGTAGTCCGGCGGGTCGGACGAGTCGATCGTGTCGTCGATCTCGCGCGCGGCGGCCTCACAGCATCGCGTGAGCGCCTGAGAGTTCGCGGTCGTGACGGCGATGTGAAGCGCCGCGGCGAGATCGTCGATGGTGCAGTAGGCGTTCATTCGCCTCGTGGCGGCGGCGGGCCCGGGAGCGTCGGCGGCGGGCCCGCCGCCTCGAGCGACCGTTCGACCGGGCCGCGACGGTGCGGGTGATGAGTCGTCTCGGACGTCGCCTCGATCCCGGGCCCGGAACCGTCGGCCCGGACTGCTTGTTGATTCGGCGCGTACCAGTCAGTCGCCATATCAGGTACCCGTGATCTTGACGATGCCGAGCGGTTGCAGGACAACGCTCGCGAAATACCCGGCGTACGCCAGCTGAATGCCGAGCACTGACGGTTCGACAACCTGCAACGCGCCGATCCTGTCCTCATAGCATTCGGCGGCCGCCCTGGTCAGCACGAGAATCGTTTTCGCGGCCATATCCGGGGTCATGTAAACCGGGATTCCGGAGATCGACCCGACGGCACCCGACCCGAATCCGCCGGCGGATAGTCCGGCGGACTGTCCACTCACCGGGTTGACCGGCGGGAACAACGGGCCGATCGCCGTCAACATGTCGGGGCCCGTCGCCGCGATCACGCCGCCAGCGCCCGGGGCCCCCTGGTAGATGAGCTCTACCGCGCTCCATAGCGCCTTGGCCACATCGTCCGCGGTCGGCGTGACGGGCAGCGTGCCGCCCGCCTGCGCCGCAGCGCTCAGCGTGTTGCACGTCGCGGTTTCAGTCTCGATCGCGTACTGCGCGGCGAGATCGTTGATCAGCACGTCCATGATCGACGGTTGCGTCCAATCCGCGTCCTGACGGCTGACGTTGACGTACCCGCCGTAGGTCGTGGCAGTTACTTGCACCTTGGCGATCGTCATTTTCTGTGAGACGAGCTCTTGTTTCTCCGCCGTTTGCGCGGCGACCCTCGAGTGCGCGTTGACGGTCGGCCTCGAGAACGACCCGGACGCCGGGAGCTGTTTGACGCCGAGCGCGTTCGCGAGCGCCCGATTCGCGTCGACGAACGACACGACTGGGCCGAGAATCGGCTCGGGCAGTAGGCCCGGGTTGTCCGGCGTTGTTTGGTGCGACGCGGCACGGTGGCACAGCTCGATGCGCCTAGCGGCCTCCGGGTTGCCGGTGCGGCCGCGCCAGTAGTCGAGCACGTACGCGCCGGCGGTGCGGTGGATGAGCTCGCGTGACGTTTCGCCGCGGGCGGCCTCGAATTGCGCGGCGATCTCGGCGGTGCGGCCCCTTGACGTGCGCGCGATCGCGGCGGCGTCGGCGAGCGGTTCGATCAGCGCGTTGAGCTCCTGGATGCGATCGCGGGCGCGGGTCAGCAGCTCGAGCTCGTTCGCGTTGAGGTCGCGGCCGTCTTGTTCGGCGGCCTCGACGAGGCCCTCCATGAACGTTGAGCGCTCCTCCGTCTCCGCGGTGTAGCGGGCAAGGAGCGTGTCAGTAGCAGGCATAGCGGGTGATTCCCTCCGAGTTTGTGGTTCGGTCGGCACCCGCTACGAGCGGCCCCTCCTAGGGTCAACGACGCCCGGTAGTGCTTAGACGCGGAGACTAGCAGCGATCGCGGCGCGACCGTCGACGATCGCCTGCCGCCACTCGAGCGTGTTCGGCGCGACGGGCGCGACCTCGACGGCCGCCCTGACGGCGAGGACCTTCGCGCCGTCATACGCGGGGTCGGGCGTGAGCGCGATATGGCCGAGAAACGCGCGCCTGACGGTGTAGGCGTCGCGGCCGTGCCACTCTAGCGCGTTGTCGCCGAGCGGCATGAACCCGGCGCTCGCGTCGAGGCACCCGTCATCGGCGAGCTCGAGCGTCTCGTTGCCGAGCTCGGTATTCGCGATCCGGACTTCGGCGACGAATCCCTCGGGCCGCCGCGGGTGGAACGTGATCGCCTTGCCGACGAGACGGTCGGGACGATGGTCGCGGTTGACCCTCACCCTGTTCGCCCTGCGCTCGATCCCGTCGAACGCTCCTCTCGCGATCGTCTCTTTGACGAGGCGGCCGTCGAACGGGACGACCGCGGCCTCGTCGTACGGCATTACGACGAGCTCGATTGTGCGCCGCGGATATGAGACGTCGACGAGCGGCGCGTTTGCGCGCCGCCAAAACGTCTCGTCGGCGATGGTGCGCTCGAGCTCGGTCATGCGCCGGCAGGCTCCGCGGGAGGTTGACCGGCGTGTCCGGCGAGCGGCATCCGCTCCGCCGCGCGGATCTCGTCGACGGTGAGCGCCGGCGGCCCCGTCGGCGTATCACGAATACTCGAATAAATCTGTGCGGTTTGCGCGCGCTCGAGGGGTTCGGCCTCGATGTAGCTGTCACGGTTCAGCTCCACGGTCGTGCCCCTCGGCAGTAACCATGCTGATAGCGCGCTCATTACCATTTGCGCTTTGGGTCGTAATCCTTGCCGCCAATGAAAGTCAAAGAAATTTTTGACGTTGCGGTAGGTTTGCGCGTCGCCGACGGGAATGTTTACCAAGGGTGCGGGCACGCCGAGTATCTGTGCGATCCGCGACTCGTTCCATTGTGCGAGCTCCAAGAGCGCCATGTCTTTGGGGTTTATTTGCGTTGACTGCCATGTGATGCCGCCCGTGAGAACAGCGGGAGCTCCGAGCTGCGCCTGCCGCGCCGCGATCCACTCCTGTTTCAGGCTGTCCGTTTGATCTTTAGTGAGATCCTCCGGGTGCGTCAGGATCCCGGTCGGCACGCCGCCGGCGGCCGCGAACCCTTGCGCGTACTGCGACAGCATTTGATCGGCAACGACAAGCGCGCCGCCAACCTCGAGCGGCCCGACGCCGCGTGCTTGCGCGACCGTCGACCGGTACCTCACGTGCAGAATATCGGCGGTGACATCCTGATCGCCGATCTCATAAACCCTGACACCGTTGTCGAGCTCGACGCTTACCGCCCACGGCGGCACGACATGAAACCGTGCGGGCCACCCGGTCGCGTACCGCGCCGTCGCAAGGATGAACACTTCACCAAGCTGATAGTCCCAAAATGCTTGTTTCGCAAACTCGGTCCATGACGTGTACGTATCGGGGTCCGGGTTATCTAGCCATGAGGCGTCGAGCGACCCGGGGTTACCAACCAGGTACGGCGGCATTGCGGCCAGTATCGAGGCGTTGAGGTCGACGCACATCCACGCCGTCGACGACAACGGCGACGCCATGTTGCCGCCCCATCCGGGCGGCCACCATTCCGCGGGCCACCCGGACCATGCCGACGGGATGATCCGCGGCGGCGGTACCCACGGCGGACTATCGTCAACGACGACGCCGTTAGGGTCGCCCGGTGTGACAAGCTGGTCGGGCCCGACCGTTGACGGCGGTACGCTCGCGGGATCGTTCGGATTCGGAGTGATCGACTCGGGATCGGGCGGCCGTATCGAGCGGCGTCTCACGGTCACGACAGGGTAGCGCCGTCAACGGATCGCCGGCATTACGGCGCGACGGTGAGCGCTCGCGAGCGCCCACACCGCCGCCTTGACCAGGTGCACCGGGCCCTTCGCAACGAGATACAAGCCGTTCGCGTTCTCCCGGACGTGAGCGAGCTCGAGCGCGTCGTCGAGCTCGAGCGTCACCGTGTCATGGACCACGCCGCCGGTCGCGGCGAGATCCCTGATCAACGCCAGACCCATGCGCGTCGCGCCGGCGCTCCTCGCGTCCGCGATCCTCGCGAGCTCGGGCGGCAAACGATCCATGAGCGAGGCGCCGACGAGACATCGCCTGATCGTGAGCTCGCCGGCGCCGACCGCAACGATATCCGCGACCGCGCTATCCCAGTCCGCCCTGGTCCACCCGTCGAGCTCGAGACGACCATCCGTGCACCGCCTACAGCACGCGACGGCCGCGCCAACACCGTAATCGTCCTCGAGACCGACCCACACCGCGCCCGCCGCCGGCGGCGCGTCCTCTCGCAACCCTTCCCACGCGCCCGCCGGCAACAATCGTTCGGTCGGCCCGATCGCCTCGAGCTTCCGCAACGGCCACTGATTCATCCACTGCGCTCGAAACCCCTCGAGCGGATCAGGCTCCTCCGTATCCGGAACCGTCTCGCCCGCCTCCATCCTTGCGTGCGCCGACCCGATCAGGCGCGCGCGCCGCGCATTCCAGTGCGGCGATGCCAGCCGCCATGCGCCCGTGTCCGCCGGATCCGCGTCCCTTGGCGCCGACCACTCAATCAGTAGGTCGCCGTTACCCGTCTCGAGATCCTCGAGCGCCGCGCGTCGGCGCTCCAACATAAGACTCGTCGCCTGCCGGTGCGCCGTCGAAAACAACAACAACTGCGGTTGCGCCCGCTCGGCCATCGTCGGCGTCAAACCCTCATCCACCGACTGGGCGCGCACCTTCCACGCCTCGTCGACCGCGCCCATACTGACCGAATACCCATACACCGCCTCTCGTGCGCGCAGCATCCACCGCGAACCATCCGCCAAATGCTCGATCTCCTCCTGCCCGTTCACTTCCCTGACGCGGTACAGGTCATGGCGACCCTTCGCAAACGTTCGCGCCGGACGCTGTACCTCGCGGCACACCGCAACGTTGTTGCCCGTATGCATCACGTCCTGCGCCTCACCAAACCTTGCCGCCTGGTGAATCCGCCACAAGCACAGCTCCCGCAACAGCCATGACTTGCCGACCTGTCGCGCCGTCGATACGACCGCCGCCTCCCAGCACAAGCGGCCGTCCTCGTCGGTCTCGAGTAGCCGCACCGCGACGAGACGCTGCCACCATCGCAGCTCGCGGCCCGTCCGCGCCTCCGCCCACACCGCAAACTCGTCGCCGAGACTCCCGACCGCCCGCGGATGGCACACCGTCATGAGACGCGGCCACACCGCCGTAGACGGGACCGAGTGCAACACGTGTAGGTGCGGCCTCGCAAACCCCCGATGGCTCTTAGGAAGGCCCTCGCGCTCTCTCAGCGCCATATCCGCGGTATCCGCCGGACGCTCGAGCACGAACCGGTCGCGAAACGTGCCGTTGCCGACGCGCGCCGCACCCTCCCGGTTGCACGCCTCGCAAGACGGGATCAGGCGGCAACAATCCGACCCTTGCCGGTGCACGTGCATCGCAAGCGGCGGATCATGATCCAGCGTCGTCGCCCTCGCTCGCCGGCAATGCGAGCACGGAACCGGCGGCCCCGACCTCAAACCCGCGAGGCGACGCTGATACGGCCGCCCATAAGCCACATGAGGCATATCTACCCGCCCATGGTCGCCGGATCGCCGCTACGGCCGCCGTCGTCTCTCAGGCGAGCAAGCGCAGCGCGTTGCTTGACGCTCAATCGCTCGCGCCATACCGCAACCGGGTGCAACACCCGCGGCATCCCATCATCGTGCTCGCCACTGATCTCGCACCACCCATCCTCCGCCGCGAGCTCGACGCGCTCCGTATCGACACCCGGCACGAGACACACCCGCCCCGTCACGTGATCGCCGGCGCGGTGCAGGTCGAACGCCCGGTCGCCGTGGAAGTGCCGCCCACAAGCGGCACAATGCGACCGGCACCGTACCCTAGCCATTGTTCACCGCCCGGAGGGACAAACAGGCCTGTGACGGACCTCGAGGCTCGTGGCGGCGCCTAGAAATTCGCGGCGGCGCGGGGGGCTCATTCGGGTTGGCCGTTGCCGTGGTCAACGATGTCGCGACGGATCGCGGCGAGTCGGTTTAGGGCGGCGTAGATGCCCTGCGCGTGTGCGTCGACGCGGTATTCCTGGACGCGCTCCGCGGTCGAGTCGACGTTGATGGTTTCGCGCTCCTCGCCGCAGTCGCGGCAGTAGAGCGGTGCAAGACCGATCAGCATTAGTTGGGCGCCTTTCATTCGGGTTGGCCGTTGCCGCCGTTGCGGGCGAGTGGTAGTGCGACGAGGATCATGGCGAGGCCGCCGAGGATCGCGACCGAGGCGAGCAGGTCAGTGTCGAGGCTGCGGTTCCTAGCGAGGACGATGATGCCGGCGGCGAGCGTGGCGGCGCCGAGGATGAGGAGTAGGGCGATGCGCTTGATGTCCGGGCGCATGGCATCGAGGTTAGCGGCCGAGGATGGTGACGTGTTCGAGGCGGCGGCCATACCGGACGGCGGCGGTGCAGCTCGAGGTCCAGAGGTCGAGCTGCGTGCCGTAGCCGACGCGGTCGAGGATGATCCAAACCGACCGTCCGAACGCGGGCGGCGAGATGCGGATGCGTGTGCCGAGCGGCAGCCAGTTCGCGGCGGCGACGCCTGGTCGGACGGTTGTGCCGGACGCGGTCCGGGTGCCGCTCGAGCAGGGACTGTACGCGGTCGCGTCGACGAGGACGCTGCTGGTGTGCGCCAGTGCGAGCGCGATCGTGGCAGCGACGCGAGCCATCTTATCGGCGC